GTCACTGTGATAGTAGACGATCCATCGGTTGCAGCAAAAGTTGCTGCGTTAGTGGTATTTTTTCTTATAGGTGTAACATCATTATATGTTCCACCTTCTTCAATGTAATATTTATTAGTTGTGCCTATACCAAGATATTTTGATCCGCTCAAAGAAATCCAAGAGTGTAGAGCTCTAGCAGAACCAACTACTGTATTAGTAGAAAACTTCTCCCAACCGCCAATTTTTTCAACTCGACCTTTTCTAAACCTAATTTTATCGGCATCAACCCACCCGCCTTCGTTTGCGTAATCGGTTTCTTCCTTATTTATTCCTGGTTTAAAATCTATCTTCGACAGCGGCATAATATTTAGGCATTGCTGCTGTTAAGCTAATCTTATAATCGCACCAGTTGCTGTAGCACTTGGAAAAACTATAGTAAAGTCACCAGCTGTAGATGTTTTGTCGCCGCCAAAATCTATAGCTGCAACAGCTTTGTCAGAATCTGTATCATTATAGATAAGACAACCTCTTGCTGTTACGGTAGCGTTACTAAAAGTTAAATCTGCAAAATCAACAACAGCAGTCGTACCAGTTGTGACTGGAGTCACATTCGTTAATGCTGAACCAGCAGCTGTATAATTAGTACCAGTTGCCTCACCAGTTGTAACGTATGCTGTAGTTCCTGCTCCAAGTGTAGCCGAGCTTGTATACAAAGCTAACTTAAAAGAGTCACCAGATGACGCTGTAAAATTATGCGTGCCCACCAAAAGTTCTTGTTTAAAACTTGTGCAAATTGCGGATGTTATTGCCATTATAGCTCCTTTAATATTTTAGCCATGTCGCTGTGGCCTTGTTTTTCTAATAAATTTGCATAAGTCGTATTTTGCGACTTAATTGCATTTTTCATACTATGTAAGATTACAGTATAAACTTGATTTTGAAAAGCCAAAGCCTGCTGTTTGATATGCTCGGGAGCAGACTCAGAATAGTCGCATATTTTCTTAGTTGCCTGGGCCGCCCAAAACTCTGGATCATGGCCCTTACCTTCGGTGGTTGTGACACCAACTTTTCCTAATACAAAATCGCTTTCTACGCTCACCCTTTATACGGCTCTGGTGGAGCTACGTCCTCATTTATTTTCAAACCGTGTTTTGCAAGATCCTTATTAATATCTTCGTATGGACCAATAATGAATCTGCCTTCATGTGGTATTGCTACTAATGGTTTATCCAGCCTATGAAAACCATACAGCTTTTCAGTTGCTGGTACGTTTGAATCTAAAACTGTAGATCTACCGCTAATACCGATAAGAATGTCAGCTGCCATACATTTACTAATCCAGAACTCTACACAAGCTCTACCAGCTTCTGCAAAATGCATGTTTTCTTTGTATGAGAAGTCAATACCAAATAGATCTAGTTGGCCAACTTTGTTATACAAAGCAAACGCTATAGCATAAGCAACAGTATTATTTAAGTATGCGCATTGTGTTGCGTTGCAAACATCTTCCAACGGATACATAACAGGATTTTTTATTCTAGGATCCAGCTCGCATGTATATACAGGTGCATCGTTTTCTTGTAACACTCTGCACATAACCGAAGTTTGATGGCCAGCATCGTCGGTATCAAAAAACCTGCTTGCAGGATCTAACATAAATATTCTATCGCATGGATATGTAGATGCAGCTGAGTTTATACACCAGACTTCATCCCACTCCCTACCGTTTTGTAAACCAATAGCAAAATCAACTTGTGATATGCCAAGACCGATCAGAGCAATTTTCTTGCCCTCTAGTGACTCAATTCTGCTCATTAGCTCACGCTAGAGCGAACAGAATCGTACCTATATTCGTCGCGTGTACCACGACCTTCGGATGTATTTTTCATTCTGGCTATCGCCTCCTTAAAGCGTCCCTCCAACTGCATAATAACGTCAGATGGCTCTTTAAGAAAAATAGCACCCTCAACTAAGGATCCATACAACAAAGCGTCAGAATAGTCCGTAGATAAGAATGTCGTGCCAGAGTCGCTACCAGCAGTCAATGAGACTGGTTTATGTAAATAATGAAGCTCAACCGTATAGTCCTGGTCGGGTATAGGTGATACTTCAAAAGCCGCATCATCAAATAGTGAGTAATATTTTGGTTTGGATCTTGTTGTTCCAGATGAATATTCCTTAATAAATGATGGATGTTTAAAATCTAAATAATCGTATGTGTCTGAACTTATGGTAGCCAAACTCATTGGCGTATAAAAATCTGTAGGTGTTGCTAAAAATCTGTTACCAGTAGTGACCGTGCCCTGGACGTTTTTTCTTTGCTCTGGTAATTGAACAAACGAGAATATTCTGTCCTCGGCCTCTTGTATAAACGTTGGCAATTGATCAGTAAAAGTTGTTTCAGAAACTTCCAAGTAATCTTGTATAGCTGTTTTAAGTGTGCCGTAAGTAAAACTCATGTTGTCACCGTTACCTCACCTACACCAGATGTAACCGAAAAGGTAGTCAATACTGTACCTAGTTTTCCGTCACCAACGTTGGTGTAAACTAAAAATTTTGAATTATCGTCAGCTGTATCTGGTCTTGCATCTTTAACAGCCTGGGGATCATCTGGAGCTGGTTTTGGCATTAGCTGGGGATGTTTAGGATCCCACTGATCTGGACCTACTAATAAACCGTCCCAGGTTTTACGCATGTCCTGGAGCTTATATCTAAAGCCAGATATATCGCAGATGCCGTATGAAAATTTACCAGATGCAAAAGCCATTATGCGTTGTTATAACTCCTAAGATTTGGTGATACTCTAAATGATGCTCTGTCTTCGTCGGTTGACATAGCACGATCAAATTCTTCTTCGTACAAACTCTTTAACATAGATGTTCTCTCTGGAGCTCTTTTTAATGACATATAATATGCCAAGCCAGCTGCTAAACAGGGATAGAACCTAAACGGCATATCTAAAGTATTTGCACCAGCGTCGGCATCATCCATTCTGGTCAATACATTCATATAAACCGTGTATGTGCTTGTTTTATCTGGTACGGGCCAAACAGTAATCGTTGGCGTTGATTGCTTATTAATAAAAAATTGATTCGGTTTACCTGTGCTGGTTTTAGTGGTTATATGTGAATATTCAGCTCTACTTAATCTGGTCATTGGTAGATCAGTCGTTTCAGATCCTACAGTTTCTCTTATGTAAACATCTAAAACATCTATTGGAGCCGTAGCGTTTGTGCTGTCAATATTGTAAGTACCTGTATCTTTAACCATAGCAACTGTTTTTTCTTTTACAGTCCACTGATTTAGGCCTCTGTTGGCCCATTCTGCAAGCATAAGATTAAGACTTCTACTTGCGCTTTTTAGATCATAGCCTGTTCTTAATTCTAAACCACAACGTTCAAACGCTTCTTCAACGTAATCCGCTACATCTAATTCAAAGTCTTTGCTTCCAGATAATGCCATAATTACTCTCTATCTTCGTCTGAGGCATACAAATTGTCAAATGTCTTGACTGGATCTGTATAGCTCTCATGCGCCTCAGCAGAATGGATCCACTGGGATGGTGCAAAATCTGGCGCTCCTTCTCCTGTTCTCCATAAAGCTGGATTGGTTGCTCTTACTCTGTTGTTGGGTAATGCAACAAAATTACCAGTATATTCACCAGCGTCAGTCAAGTAAAGCACATGACTTTGTTTATGTTGAGCTGGATCATCCGCTATAGAATGATCGGTATAATCAACCGTAAACATATATTTGCCCAGGTAAAACTGGCCGTCTATTTTACAATACCAAGGACTTGAACTTACTCTATCTAGAGAAACCACGCTATGATGATGGCTTAGACAATCCCAGGGTTGTGCTAAATGATCTTCCATGGGTGTAGGCCATACTGGCAAAGGTACATCCGCTATAAGAGCTTGTATAGGCATCCTGGCCCACATAGCTCCACCGTGTACGTTTTCATCTGGATAATCTTCAAAATCGGTTTCGCATCCAGTAAAGACCACTTGAAAGGATAAAGATCTATCTGGAATCGTGTTTACTGCTATAACCAAAGCATGTAAATATTCACCATGACCATGTTGATGGTTGGTTGTAAATTCTTTTCGCACCCAGCATTTAAACTGCGGGATATTTGATATTAAATACGCCACCTTATTTAATTCAAAAAGTTTTAAACTTTGCCGCCTTTAGCTTTGTATTTTGTTCCTTTGACAGCTCCGCCTAATCTCATTGCTACAGACTTAGGCATATTACCCATTCCAGGATTAGCCTTCATTTCGCTTTGCAAAGCAGCTCCGCCTCTTGAAAAACCTTTGGTGCTTTTCATACCACCGCCCATGGACTTATATTTTGTCCCTTTCATACCGCCGCCTTTGGCCATGTATTTAGTTCCTTTCATTTTTAACTCCTTCCAAACAATCCCATGTTTGAACTTTTTGATATCTTACCACCTTTTGCGGCAAAAGTTTTAACGTTTGTTGGTTTACCACCAACACCTTGTTTTTTAGCTCGCTTACGTCGAACTGCTGATTTTTTTTGTGATTCTGTCATACGAGCAGCTTT